TTTAATTTTATATTGACGCATTTCGGATCTATTACAAATATCGCCTAATAACTGCTTTGTACCTTCTGTAGCGCCTTGAGAAATAATAGCCGGAATAAGTTTACAGAGATCCATTTCCATTTGTAATAAAGCCGTATAAAATACGCTATTTTCTTTAACACCGATAGAAGGAGCATTAGCTAGTTTATTAGCAGCGCCCATAACAATGTCTTGTAATCGTAGTTGAGCTTCACCGTATAAACCAATAGTTCTTTCAGCAGCTCCGTCATATTCACTATTTAATTCATTATAAACATCGCCAAAAAAAGCATGATCTGAATGAAAAGGAGTTCTTGCGACTAAATTATGAGCAGAATGTGCAAATAAATTAATAGCTCTTAAATGTATTAATAAATCTTTCATTATTCTATTCCTTGACCTTTAGAGGAAGTCCATTTTCTACCCCAGTATAAACCGCAAGCTGCTCCAAATAACTCAAAAGACATACTAGTTTCTTTAGTAACATCTGTTATTTCTAATGCAATAGACACACCGCAAATTAAAAAAGAAATAACTACAAGAGTTAAACTAACAGAAGGTTTACCGTCTTTAGGGTCTACAACCCATATTTTATTTAGGTCCATTAATTACTCTACAATACTAGCTCTAGCAGCAGCTCTAGCGTCTAAAATTTCTTGAGGAATAGCAACGCCTGTTTCTTCTTTTCTAATTACATACCAATCAGTGGAAGCTAAGTAAGCTCTAGCTTGTTTATTAATATTTTTTTGATTTTCTTGTTGAATTAATTGATTTTTTAAAGTTTCATTTTCAATTAAAACACCATTAACTAACTCAACACAGGCGACATCCATCAATGAGCCATCTTCTTTTAATAAAGAATAAGAATTTTGTGGCGCATTTTCAGGAGTATAAATTACTCCATCAAAAGGTATTTTTATATGCCAATTAATATTACTCATAATTTAACCTCTATTGAATTCTTATTGTTGTAGCTGGAATTAAAATTAGTTCCCCTGTTCCGAATAAATCAGTTCCGGTTCTTTTAGAATTTGCAGTAAACGCAGTATTTGCAATAGAACCAAAATAGACTTTTGTATCGGATGGGTTTACCACTAAACTAAAGAAATAAACAGTTGCCGCATTATGCAGAGCTATCCCAACTACAGGGTTGGCCGTATCATAGTCCGATTTTGCTGCATAAGATCCTGGTAAAGTAAAAGATGCCGTAGTCCCAGAAGGAGTTCCAATTTGAAAAACTCCTTCAATTTCAATTGAATCTGTTCCAACGGTTCTATATTTCATTAAAACCCCAGTAACTGAACCTAATCCAGCAAATGTAGGAGTCCACGCCGTCCAAGCGCCAAACCCACCACCGCCCGCACCAATTTCAGTTTCAACCCCGGAGCTGTTTAGCTTATATAAATTACCATCTGTTTTAAAATAAGTTTTATAAAATCCAGCAGAAGGGTTAGAAGGGGTAGAAGCCTGATCATCCCAAGTTACAATATCAGTAGACGGAGTGTTAATTGTTGGAGAAGTAAGAGTTTTATTTGTTAAAGTATCGGTTGTTGCCCTACCTACTATTGTATCTGTTGATGTTGGTAGAGTTAAAGTACCCGTGTTTGAGATAGTCGAAATAATTGGAGCTGTAAGTGTTTTATTTGTTAACGTTTGTGTATCAGACGTGCCTACAACATCACCAGTAGGAACTGCTTTAGTATTAGATACAACAATTCCAGATCCATCTCTTACTAAGAATTTATTAGCATCGGTTAGATTTGTTTTTAAAGAAGTTAATGCTAAGTCTTGAACAGTGTTGTCGTCACCGTCAATCGTTTTATTAGTTAAAGTGTTTGTACTAGATGCAGTTACTGTGTTATTTAACTGAGTTTGAATATCTGAAGTAACGCCGCCAAGGTATTGAAATTCTGTATTAGTAACAGAACCATCTGCAATTTTAGTAGCGTCGATTGCGGCAGATGCGTTAATATCAGCATTAACAATAACACCGGATTTAATAGTTAAACCGCCGGTTACATCGGCTTCAATGTCGCCAACTAACGTAGTATTAACTGGAGTTGCAGCGTTAGACGCGTTACCAATAAAAACATGGTCTTCATTCAAAGTTCCGCTAGCTTTAGAATTTAATTGTGTTTGAATATCAGAAGTAACGTTAGCTAGATATTGAAATTCGGTGCTTGAAACGCTACCATCAGCAATTTTAGATGCATCAATGGCTGCACCAGCTTTAATATCAGCGTTTTCGATGTTAGTGATTGTGTTAGAATCGGCGTCAATTGTTTTATTGGTTAAAGTTGCAGAATGGGCTTCAGTTACAACCGGAGAAACGCTAGAACCATTGTGATAATTTAATTTACCAGTAGAATCAATTACTTCCAATTCGCCCTTTGTATCGGCGGTAGAAGAAGTTTTAGGAATAATTCCAATTCCTTCAAAAAACTTACGGATATTTAACACGTTATTACTCCTGTTCTAAACTTCTAGCATCAAACACAATTTTTCCCTCGTGATTGGTTCCTGCTAGTGCTGTACTATCAAATCTAAACTGTCCATTGTCTGTAACTTTAAATGTAATCTGACCATCTCCGCCAGTTCTATTACCTCTAGTTAATGCCCATTTAGAGTTAACAGGGTTATTAGGATTATACATAGCAATCATATCACCAGCTTCGTAAGCTGTGGCGCTGTCAGTAGTTCTAAACACAGAATAACGAATAAAAACCGCCCTAACGTTAGTTGTAGGAAATGAGAGGTTAGGTATGTCTATGTCTGTTGCGGAGTTATAAGGGTCAATTGTGAAAGCTTGGGGGGCTACGTCATATGTTCCGATAGCGATAGCTAGTCCTTGTTGAACAGCTTCTGCGAATTGAATTATAGCGGGTGCCCAATTTGGGGATTCGGCACTATCTGGAAAATCAATAACTTGTTGATTAATAATTAGAGTAGGCATCTATATAAGTTGTTAAATTTACAACAAATATATGAAATATGCCTATTACAAGGTTAAATTATTGAAATTATTGTTTAAATTTCCAAATATAACCTTTATAAGGTTTACCGTTTTTAATAGATAGAGAAATGTATGTATTATTAAAGCCGCCTTCTTTATAAGCAATTAAAGCGCTTTCAAATTCTACTAGCTTTAAACCAGCGGCTACAGGAACGCCTACAACCGGCTTAGATTTCTTCTTGCTAAGATTAGTTTTAAGTTCTGGATTGTTTTCATAGGCACGTTTAGCACCTTCCGACATAGCTTGCTTTCTATCTTCATAAGACTTTTCCCATTCTTCTTGAGATAGCTTAGCTGTAGGGTTTTCTTCTCTGTATTTATTTGTTCTAATTACTTTACAAGGTTTACATACGTGTGAATGTCCGTCCCAAGCTTTAACATCGGGGCTAAAATTAGGTAGCGGTGAATAATTTTTACAATCTGAACATTGTTTACATTCTAAATTATCAATAATAACGTGTTGTTTTCTTTGAGATTCTCCTAATTTTTTAGAAACTTCTGGATTTTTTGTATGAAAGTCTTGCCGTTTTTGTCTAAGTTTTTCTTTAGTTTCATTAGTAACTTCGCGGCCTAATGCACCTTCACCGCCATCAGTTCCATTAGTTAACTTAGCACCTCTAGTTTTATATTCAGCAATCCAATAAATTTCTTTGGCATCTAGTTCTTCTGGAGTTTGTGTTTCTTCAATAATAATTATACCATAAGATTTACCTTGCTCAATAAGGCTTTTAATCCAATTAACTTTATGTGAGCTAACTTTAAGATTACAAGGTTTTTTATGTTCTTTTGGACGTTTTAATCCAGAAGTAGATTTACCAATGTAACGAATTTCTTGTGTATCTGGGTCAGTTAAACCATAAATAATGTATTTCATATATACTACTATATCAAAAATTACTGAAAATGTCAAGCTTTATTTTTACAAATTAGTAAAAAATAGCCCCAAATTAATTTTTGGGGCTATTTTATTTAGTCTAAACTATTGAAATCAAGTACCATTTACGATATCTTTGACGAGTGTACTCTTACCAGGGGCCATACAAAATAGGGCCTGATCAGTGTAGAGTCGCAATTCGTAACCAGCAGCGTTCTCAAGATCACGGAAAAACTCTTCTCCTTGACCAGGACGTTTAAAGGAAACGTCTTGAGAACCAACGCGTACCCAATCTTCCTCGTTGAGCAAGAAAGCATAGCCTTCTTTAACATAGATGGAAGGTTGGATTTCAATGTCACCATTTTGGCTATGGAACAAGATGGATTTAGCACCCATTTCAGCTTTCTCTTTCGAGTAGCTGCCATCATAACGACGGAGAGCGGCTTGATCGTTCATCATGTTAGACCATGTACGAGGGTTAACGAGAGCCAAGAGTTTTCCATCTTGACCTTTTTCAACACCGCGAGCAGCAGCGAGATTCAATTTATTGAAGCTCAAAGCAGCAGAACCGGCAGAATATTCGTTACCTTTGAATAGGTTATATTGACCAACGTTGATGTTGAAAAGCGAGCCGGAAGAAGTCGTTAGAATCTTGTGGATTCCAGGGAATTCATTTCCATAAGCGCCTTTGTGCCAGATAACGTCGCCAGAAGCAAGCGTTCCAGGATCAGCGTTCAAGGTAATAACGCGAGTGTCCATGTTAACAGACGAAATCACGAACTCACCTTTAGAAACCGCACCAGAAGAGTCACGGATTTCAATAGGCATACCTTCAGCACCAGCCCAGATACCAGGAGCCCATTCAGCGGTTTGAATGGTTACAGCGGTAGTAGAGTTAGAAGCTACTTTTCCGTATCCCATTTGACCGTAGAGCATCTCGATTTCTAGTTTTTTGGTTACAGAACGAAGCATGTTGGAAACAAGATACTTCGTAGCATCCATAAACGCTTGTTTTCCGCCTTGAGCAGCACGGGAAGCAGCAGTATAACCAAGAACAGAACGAAGTACAAGGGGATATCCCTTTACTTGAGCGTCTTTAATTACACCAGCAACAGGAGCATTGAGGTTGAAAGCATCTTCGTCAGAAGAAGCAAACGTTACACCGTGCTCAAGTCCCAACACTACAGGTTGGTGGTACAAATTACCAGGTTGTTTATCTTTAGGGAGAAACTTAACAGCGTTAAGGATCTTAACCCCATCTGGAATTAGGTCTTCGATTTTTTCAGCATAGTTCTCTTTGAACATCGCGTTCAATGAACCAGAATAAGTATTATTAGCAGCCATTTTAATATTTCCTTTCTATTACTTTAATTATTCAGCTACGATATATTCTACTACTAGACAAGCGTCTAAGTTTGCAGCAGATAGATCTACACCAGTGTCACAGTCAAGAACAATCTTGTCTCCAACAGCAGTGATACCATCAGTATCAGCAAGTTTAGCAGTGTCAAGAGCATGAGCATTTCTGCGAATGATTCTTGCATTCATTACTTTTTGAACTTGCTCGCCAACCTTAATCATGGCAGAGAACAAGCCGTTTGCATCGTTTTGAGAAACAAACGTAGGAGTTCCGTCACCAGCATCAAGAGCAGCAGTGATTTGATCCACACCTTGAGTTTTCAAGAAAAGGAGCGCAGGCTCATCTCTCGAAATTGCAACGCTGGCGGGGGTAGCGTTACCAGTAATAGCAAATGGGATAACGAGACGTTGTACTTTTAACTGGCGATTCTGTACAAGTTCGCTTTTAGGGTAAAAACTAGGCATTTTTAAACCTTTCTAAAAATTATTGTTAATGTATGTTTCTTTTTCGCCAGTGCTCATGTCATTTATGATATTCTACGCCCAATTAAGGTAACGTGAAGTCTTCATACACAACACTGTGCATAATAAGTTGTTAAAAAAAGGTTATAAATTATCATAAATTACTTGACTTTTTATAACCTTAATGATTTTAACTACTTACATCTTAAAAAAGTCTTTGTAACTAATTTTTTCTTTGGCTTTTTCCGTATTTGCGTCTTTAGCAGACTTACCAGAGTCAGGAATTTGAGGTTTTGCAACCTTTTTCTGAGCCTCTTGAGCTTTAGCTACACGTTTCTTTCTTAAATTGTTAATAACTTGATCGCCTAATAGAGCTTCAATGGTCTCTACTGGTAGAACTTTAAACATTTCCTGAAGATCGCCATGCATTTCATCTCTTACAAGAGGAATTACATCTTCTGGAGTCACGT